ATCTGTGTCGGCCACTACGGTAACACTGAATGTCAACAACCAGGGTGCAACGCCTGTTCGTGAGTGGAATGGGACATCTCTAGTGGATGTGCCCGGATGGCGGTTTGTTGCCGATGCTGTCATGACTGTGGTGTACAACACCACTGCGTCATGCTTCATGCTCATTGACACATCCCATCCGGCTGTAGGCAAGTTTGTGCTACGCAGGTTGTCTGGCACGTCTGTCACCGTGTTGGAAGTGCCTAACTTGCCAGCACGTCCAACCATTGACTTTGAGATTGACCAGTTCATGCCGGCTACTGCAGGACAGGACTTGCTGCTGCAGGTGTCAACTGACAACGGCGCAACCTACCTCACCACTGACTACCTATACTCAAACCAAGTACTGAATAATACTGCATCTGCATACGAGGGTAGCAGCACTGCATCAGGATGGAAACTAGCAGGACCGATCCCTGTTGCGTCACCACAGTACTTCAACGGTTCGGTGCGACTGTTCACTGGTGTTACCTCATCAGGGATTGCAGGGGCACAGTCTGCACAGTGGACTACACGCGCACTGCATGCAGCTGATGGCTGGAACCACCGTCAAGGCACTGGACATCGCAGTTCTAGCACAGTCATCAATGCTGTTCGCTTTGTGCTGAGTGGTGGTGCAGCATTCACAATGTCTGCCAATGTGATCTTGTGATGGAGGCTTGACATGAGTTGGCTGTCAAAACTGCTTCGTGGTGGACGTTCCAAGTCAGCGCCTCCACGTGAGAGTGAGGCAGAGATTGCTGAGCGCCTTCGTCGTGAGCGTGAAGCAGCAGACCGTGCGCTGCGCAATGAGCGACTGCCGCTGGCAATCGAGGACACTCGACGTCTTGCTGCTGACATGCTAGCACGTCGAGGCATTCCCGATCAGGACTACTACATGAGCCTGATCGAGCAGGCCCTCAATCGTACAGCACAGGCTGTGCCCGACACTGACACACAGCCTATAAAGTACTTTGGTCCATCACTGGTTGAGGCTGCACTAGAACAAGGTGCACAAGATCGCCGTCAGCGCTTCTTGCGTGATGTGGACACACTGTTTGGTCCTGATGCCGAACGGCAGTACATTCCAGATACTGCAGGACGTGACATCATAGACCGAGTGTTGAACACACAACGCGATGAAGCGTTGAGTGCTATAGACCGTGCTAGGGCACGTGGCAACCTGACCGAGATGGGCATGTCCGGAGCACTGCAGCGGATTGGTGAGTTGGAGAAAGCAGGCAGGCAGCAGGCTAGCAGCCTTGTTGCTAACGCACTACAAGGCATTCGTGACGAGTTTGGCAGCATCCGCAACCGTGCTCGCAATGCTGCACAGAGTTACATGCCAGGTGACTCGTTCTCACTTGAACCGTTTGCTGCACAGAAGCAGTCATTCCTTGACACACTGAATGAGCGCATCCCTGGTGCAGCATACAATGCGTTGGCGGGCCAGTCCTTCTTTGACATTGGCGACATCCTAACACGTGGTGGCCGACTGCAGGGCGCACAGAACCCACGCATAGCGGCGTTCGTGCCTCCACAACGCAGTGGTAGCGAAGAAAGTCGTCGCGGATTGGGGAGCACACTGTAATGCTTGGACTCATTGGTTCAGCAATAAGTCTAGGAGGCTCACTTGCGGGCCTGCTGGGTGGCAACCGTGCTGCCAAAGAGCAGAACCGCATCAACCGTGAGCAACTGGAACTACAACGCGCACTTGGCACGGCAGGCATCACGACAGGTCGTGGTGATCGCATCCGTTTTGTACCTGGCCTAGGCTGGGTACTTGAGCCGTCTGAGGTTGCTGCCAACATTGGACGCGCATCTGATGCTGGTGAGCGGCGAGCGTACACGAGTGATGAGATTGACCGTGTAGAACGCAACCTTGAGACGTTCCGTCGTGGTCGCCTTGCCAGTCTGCTTGCTAATCGCATCATGCGCGAGATGGCAGCACGCAGAGATGACACTGACAGTGTGACTGCAGCACTCGCTGAACAGAACGTTGCTGAGGCAGTAGAAGGCCGCAACAACCTTGCACGGCTGCTTGGCATGAGTGGCATACGGCAAGGGACGTCTGTGCAAGCAGCACTTGATGCACTAGGACGTGGTGCGCAGGCTGGCACACGTACCGCATTGGCACGTGCTCGCCTAATGGGTCCGACGATGGCAATGGAACGGCGAGCAGCACAACGGCAGAGTGACACGGCTGACTTGTCGAGACTGCTGCCCATCGCACGTGACGCAGGCGAGGCATTCCGTGGCCCCAGTCAGGTGTCGCAAGGTCTGGATGCCATGCTCGCTACACGTGGTGGGCAGTCTGCAGGCTTCAATCCGCAGCAAGCACAGTACAGCGCTACTGCATACAACCTGCCAGTTCGCCTGGACCAGTTTGGTGAAGCCCTACGTGGCTTCGGCAGTGTGCTTAACACGTGGCGTAAGCAGAATGCTACACCTACTGTTGGAGCAGGGTACAACCTTGGCAGCATCTTCAACCCAGTTGGTGGGGCGAACGCTGGCGGCTTTCTATTCTAAGGAGCACTAGGCATGTACGATGACGATGACGCTAATGCTAATGTTGTGCCTGTCACTGGCACTGGTCCGCGCACTGCTTACCGTATCCCTATGCCTGACTACCGTGTATTCCAACCTTCTGGGCTAGAGATTACTCTTGGCAACCGCATTGGTGGCAGCGACCCCAACATGCTGGTGGGCTACCGTCTTGGTGCACTAGGAGACCGACTTGCTGCACAAGATGCGTACGCTGACTTCTTGCGCGAAGCCATGCAGCGTCAGCAGCAAGTTGCGGCAATGGCTGATGCCACTGCTAGGCGTGGACAGGATGCACAAGTCACACGTGTTGCGTTGCAGAACCCAACCTATGCATCACTGTTCAACCTGAGTCGTCAACAGATTACGCCTGAAGAGTTGGCTACTATGGGCCAACTGCCTGGGCTGGATGTGCGCAGGCGAGAGGCTGATATTGAGAACACGCTTGCACAGGCAGCACAGAGGCGCGCTGAGGCAGCAAATGCTGGCAGGGATCGCAGCGCGTTTACAATGTCACAGTGGTTTGCTGCAAGCAATAGGTTGTTGCAACTGGAAGCCAATCTGCTTAGGCAAGAGCAGCAACTCCAACAAGCCGCTACTAACGCAGGCCTTACCACACAGCAAATACAGCGCGATGCTCAGGGACGAGTGGTGTTGAGCCAAGATGTCATACGTAGTGCGCCCCCAGGGCATCGTGAGGAACTTGAAAGACTGCAAAACTCTGTAGATACACTACGTGCTGCGATTGCCAATCAGCGTGCATTGCTTGAATCCACTCGCCCTGGTAATGTGCCACTTCCTAGCACGCCTGCAGACTTTGCCCTTCCACCTGCAGCACCAACGGAGACGCCTACACCACCTACTAACGCGCCTGCACCGGCTGCTAGCGCACCTGCACCTGCAACACAACCCAATGTTGCACGTGCTAACCCACCACCGGCCACGCCGAGCACTGGCGGTGCTGCAGCACTGCAAGAGGCAAGGACAGCAGGTCAGGTTGGCAGCGTGGTGAGGGTACTGCCACCTGAACCTGGCAGGCCAGACTATAACCAGATAACTACATACATCATTGGAGAGATAGCAGCAGGCCGACTGCCGCAGGGTTCTAGGTTCCATACGGCTAGGGACGGTAATATCGTGATTGCAAAGCCCAACAGAGAGACTGTCTCTGTCCCATACGATGAAGTGATCGAACGGGCACGTCAATACATGCAGCGGCAACGGCAGCAGCAGCAGTAGAGGCAAACACAATGAGTGACAACGTGCGCATTGGCGCAGGCATGCTGCCTGGGTTGGACTGGCGAGACTTCCGCAACATGCTGCGAGGTGTGACGCAAGTCCCACAGGCACCGTTTGCCATTGCAGGCATGTTCGGCAACGAACGTGCTGCTGACATATCAATGCGCATGGGGGACTTCTTCAACAACCTGCTTGGTACACAGGATGTGTCGTTGACAGAGGACCCACGCGCTGCGCTTGCGCAGATTATTGGTGGCAGTGTAGTAGGTGTGCCTGCTGGCCTCATTCCTCGTGCTGCACAGATTGGTGCTGCGATTGCGCAGGCACCACGCCCTGTGCGTGCTGCAATCAACGTTGCAGAAGCACTTACACCTGTCACAGTGCCCCTCACTGCAGGACGTATTGGTGCAAACATTGCAGGTGGTGCTGCAGTTGACTTGGCATTCAGTGGCCTTGATGCATTGGCAGGACAACCCGGTGACAATGACTACTGGATTGAGTTGCCAGATGGCACACTGCAGTTGGTGCGGCCCGGACACGGGCAGGCGAGTACACAACCAACAACACAAACACCAACAACACAAACAACACCCACACAACCAACAACACCTACACCTACACCTACACCACAAACACCAACTGCTGCGCCGATGGCGGCAGCAACTGGTGCTGGTGCTGGTGTTGGTGTGAGTGGTAGTGGTGGTGGTAGTGGTAGTGGTGGTAGTGATGCCTCGCCGGCGCCTTCGGCGGACCCACTGCGTGGGCCTGATGGGTATTGGGCTGAAACAACAGATGGTCGGCTGATATTCTACAGCACCGCACCATCGCAACCTGAACAAGATGACCGCACGTGGCTGCAGATTGTGCGTGACAACGCAATACCTGCACTAGTTGCAGCAGGTGCAATAGGTGCAGGCATTTCAGGCTTCCGTCGTCAGCAGGCGTCACGTCAAGCACGTGAAGAGTTGCGCAGTCGTGACACTGTTGCCATCGGCAATCCACCACCAGAAGACATTGCACGGCCTACGATTGGTGAACGACTGGCTACGCAGGTCATTGACGAGACTGCAGCAGCGCGTGGATTTGTACGTGAGGCTGAACGGGCTGGATTCATTACGCCCGATGAGCGTGCATCGTTGGATGCTGACTTGCAAACAACGCTAGCACGGGCTGTGCGTGAAACCCGTGCTCATGCAGCACTGCGACGGGGCGTTGCGCCTGATGGCTATGATTTGCGCACAGTCCGTATGCCTGATGGTACACGACGCACGGTGTTCTCACAGCGTGAGTTGCAGGACCGCATGGAGACACTCATTCGCGAGCAGCCGGAACTGCACGCAGACGTTGTGCAGGTGCAGGCATTGTTGGATGAGTTGTCTAACCGTCAGCGTGCTGCAGCAACCGGCACTACGTCACGTATTGCACCAAATGAGCCCGCTCGTGTCGGCATGACGCACAAGTCGTTGGCTGACAGTGAGAGAGAACTAGCAGCAATCACGCGCCGTTCGCCACAGGTGCGTGAATACATTGACGAACATGCTGCATGGGCGGAGAGTCGGCGACAGTATCTCGTGCGGGCGGGACGCATCACTCCTGCCATGGCAGCCAAGTGGCGTCGTGCGAACATCCACTATGTGCCTGACTACGATCCGTACGATGTGCACACAGGCTACATGTCACTGCGACGGATCCGCGAAGGTGGACTGGCCGATCGTCCACAATCGTATGTTGACGCTCGGCTTGACTATGACATCCGTATGATCACGGAGACGGAGTTGAACCGTGCACGTCGCAATGTCATCCGTGGCTTGGAGCGTATTCAGAATGCTGCAAGGCTAGAGCCTACGAAGGCTCCACGACTGCTCAAGCAAATCATTGGTCCCATACACCGCGGCAAGGTGCCTGAACCTGACGACCGTGCCAACACCATGCGGTGGTGGGAGAACGGTGAGCAGTACAGTGTGCAGATATATGTGCCTGAAGTGTATCAGGCACTGCGTAGTGCACCCTCTATGACAGGAGGCATCCTCAATACCACACGTCTGTGGGGTCAGGAGTTGACGACTGGTGTGTTGGCAGCACTGACTGGTCCTGTGCAAGCACCCATATCAGCCCTCTACACCACGTGGTTGATGACTGCAGCACCAATGAGCCGACTGGCTACTGGCAGGTTGGACCGTCTGCTGCGTCGTGTTACCAATGACCGCCTCACCCTTGGCATGCTTGATCCCACAATGTACCCAGGCATCGCATGGGCGATGGCGCAAGACTTTGCAGCAATGAGTGTGCGGGTGTTGTCTGATGTCGCCCGCCGTGAGTTGCTATCTAGTCACAGCCTTGTGCGTAAGATGGTTGGTGGTGAGCGACTGGCAGCATTGCTGCGCCGTCTTGATGACATATACGAGAACAGCATCTATGCCGAGATGAGGCGTATGGGTGCTATTGGCAACAACCCCATCACTGGTGCTGACTTCACAGGTGGTGCGCCTCCATCAGTGGCGGCATTGTCTCCTTCGTATCAAGCAGTACGCCCACGTGACTGGCACTTCCCCACTAACATACGTGAACTGCGTGAGTTGGTTGGTGATGCACTAATCCGTAGCCCACTTGGTCCAAAGGTTGTGGAGACGTGGCAACTTGCGCGCGAAGCGTTCGATATTATAGCGTCGTCGCCACAATCTATGGTGTATCGTCTCAACCGCGACGACTACATGCGCATGTACAACGTGCAGCCTGAGGACCGTGGTGTTACCACTACACGAAGGACGGCTTCGCCAGAACGTGAACAGGCACTTAGTGTGCTGACCAGCCGTGTGCGTCGTGTTACTGGCGACCCTGCACTGCGTCCTGCTAACCGTACCATGCAGGGCGTAGAGTCTACCTTCATGTATGCTACCATCATGAAGCAGGGGTTGGCACAGTACGGCAAGATGTTCCGTGATAACCCAGTGCGCACGACAATGGCTATGGTCACTAGCGTGATTATACCAACCACGCTAGCCCTCTACAATGCCATGGTGCAAGACGAGGAGGACATTGCAAATGGCCTAGAGCCTACACGTGTGCGGGACTTGGTGTTCAACGCACCACACCGTGTAGCAGGCACACTGCCATTCTACCTGCCTGGACTGCCTACCGAGCAGGCACTGCGTGTGCCTTATGACCAACCACTGGGTCCGCTTGTTGCTGCTGCACAGGCCATTCTGCTGTCAACGTTGGGAGCAGATGACCCAAAGTTCTACTCCGAAGGCATGCGGCAGAACCGTGAGTTGCTGCGTCGGCTGATTGAGGAGCGTCACACATACACTATGTGGGAAGCACTGCAACGCGGTATGGGTGAGTTGGCACCGCCGCCACTCATTGCTAGTGCCGTTGGTGCAGCAGGCTATGACATGCGTGACTTCATCAGCATTCGGCCATCACTGCAACCAACTGAACAACGTGGTGCAGGAGGATACTTCGAGGGTCAGACATACACTGACACTATGCCCAACTGGGCTGTCAACGTGTTGAACAGTTGGGGCAGTGTTGGACAGTTTGTCGCGCGTATGCTGCCAATGTTTATGGACCAAGAGGACCTAGAGGCTGCGCAGCGCAGGTTGCAGCAAGATGCACGGCCCACGTTGTCAGCATTGGGTGACATCATTGGGCAACGGTTTGGTGATCGTGCAACTATTGCTGCACCTCTACTGTCTGGTCCACGCAGTCAGCCATCGTTTGACATCACGTCAGAATACGTGCGAGACATCGAGCGTAAGATGCGTGAGTTGCAGCAAGGCAGCCGTGATGCGACACGTCCTGGCGTGTTGGGAAGCGGCCGTGAACGGTTTGTTGAAACGCAGTATGACTGGTTGGATCGCCTGCCACCACAAGATCAGGCACCAATGCGTGCTATTGTGCAACAAGTAGTGCGTGGGTTCAACAACATGCAGTCACTGCGTGATGAACGCAACAGCCTGTACTCAGCAATGGTTGCACTCAACAGTGATCCTATACTGCGTCGTGATCCGATAGCGCTGCGTTATGGCCAGAACTGGATAGCCAACCGCATTCGTGATGTCAACGTTCGCATAGTTGAGAGCATTGTGAACTTGGAGCAGCACATCAGCAATGAGTTCGGCATCCAGTTCCGCATAGAGAACTTCAACCCTGCACGTGGTATGAGGCAGTTTACGCCAACAACGCCTTCACCCTCTCAGTGAACTGCTGACGCACTTCATTGTCGAGCAGTAGCGTGGTGCCTCGGTACAAGTAAGTTGGCCTGCCAGGGGCACCACGCAACTCAAACTTCTGCACCATATCCAACTCGTGCATCAAGTCGAGCAGCATGTCACGCTCTGCAACGTTCATGTATTCACGCAACTTGAACACGAGTTCAGATTTGGTCATCCCATGACTGCCTGCTTTGATGAGCACTGCTATTAGACGGTCCACACCTGCTAGCAGGCGACGCTCATGCAGGCTGATAGAGAACAAGTCACCTGCACCACGCTTCACACTCTCTATGAGTGCGACGGCAGACTTCATCTGTGACACCTGCACCTCAAACGTGCCGTCGTTGATTGCCAACAGTCCTGCCACACGTAGGACGTGATGGTCCTCACGTGCAAAGAATGACATTGCAAACGCATCAGATGCAGGTGGTGTTGGCCGATTGACATACCACAATGTGAAGAACGCCTTGGCCTTCTCGTTCAACTGAATACGTTGCACCTTCTCTGCCTTGTTGCGTGCATCCCACAACTGTTCAAGCATAAGCATCTCGAGTTTGGGCATGGGATCAGGCCATGGCACCATCTTCTTAGGCCGTTCTTCATACACAAACAGGCAACGACTAGTGAACCCTCCTTCAATGACGGCGGGGTTCACTGCTTGTGCTAGCCATGTTGGCGTGGATGCGCCCAACAGTGTGGGATACACACGTTCAATGACTAGTCGCACATCGCCAATGATGCGTGTGCGGAGGTTTGGACAGTCATACAAGTCAGTCAGCAGTCCTGGTATGCCGTAGGTGCCGCCATCCCTGCCCAACACAGTCACCAACTCACTAGCAGTGATAGCAATGTGACTGTGTGGGACATCCTCAGGCAGTTTGGAGAGTGCATTCTGCAACTGTGCAGCAGTTACTCTGCCTGCAATGTCAATGCGGTATGGGTCCTGGAACTGTGACAACAACTGTTCTGCCTTGCTGACAGCAGTTGACTTGCGAGTGATGCCACTCTCAGCAACAAAGATGATGTATTGGTTGAGGAACACGGGGATGCCTGGACGGTCAACCACCACTACACGGCTGACTGCGTTGGAGAGGACCCACAGTCCTCCCCACAGGTCGTAGTTGCGGTTGGTTTCTAGCCCACTGCACCACTGCATGTAGTGGTGCAGGAATGTGGACTCCTTAGGACGGAACATTTAGTCCTCCTTGCTTGTGCTCTTGTTCTCGTAGCCGCTATGCATTACTTGTGCTTGTCGTGCCATGACTGCCTTTATTGCACGTATAGATGCCGGAGAGCCTTGTGCCAACTTGTAGGTATAGATCACATTGCGCACCCATGTCTCGTCACGATCTAGTAACTTGCCAATCTCTTTGTATGATAGTCCTTGTTCCCGTCCAAGCCTTACTTGTTCTATCATGTCAACAGTAGGCTTGCGCTTGGGCTGGCGTGGCTTTGATGCAGGGCAATAGCCCAGCATCGCGCACAGTTGCGTGAGTTGTTCAGGCTTGAGCCGTCGCAACTCCTGTGCGATTAGTGATAGTGTGTTCTTCATAGCACAACGCTGCCCTTTGCCTGTGTTTGCAGCGTCAGTCATGGTCACACCTCCAACGGTTTCAGGTTGCTCCAACGATGCACACCTTTCTCATCTGGCACACTGGCCTTGACCTCAGCAGGAATGATGAGTTGTTGTCCCTTGATGAGTAGCGGAGTTTCAGCATACTTCTTCATGATAGCCGCAACACGCTCCTTGTCTTGAATGCGGCACATGGCCGTGATACTGTCGTGGTTGTTGAACACTATCCTTGTGTAGGCTGGCCACTTAGGGTCATCGTGGCATAGATACATAGTGCGCGTCACGTGGTCGCCAAGTCCTGACTGCGGCTTGAACGCAATCAGGGCGTCGAGCAACTCCTCATCAAGTGTGCTGCCCAAGAACACAAGCCTACGACCATAGCAGTTGAACACCATGCGGTTCTTGCGTGCTTCATCAACCACGTCCTGCCACCACTTACGCAACTCTGGTGTTGCTGCATGGTATGCGTTGTAGGCCTCTGTTGCCTCAGCCAACGTCAGGCCTGTCACCTCTGCTAGTCGTGCAGCCTGCATACGGTAGTTGAGACCGTGACGGCAACGCTTAGCGATGTATCGCAGCGTGTGTTTGCCTGTCTCCGGGTCCCAGTCTTTTGATGGCACCTGCTCATATGGTATGTTCCACATGTCTGCTGCAAGTGCTCGGTGTGCATCATACGTGCCTGGATGCAGCCGTGCCATCTCGAACTGGTGCTGCCACTTGGGGATAGGTGCCTCCCATGCCACGATGCGTGCTTCTGCTTGTGCGCAGTCGAAGTAAACGAAGCAACACCCCTCATCTGCAATGAACTGACCACGCAGGCTCTCTGGTTGGTTCTGCAAGTTCATCCCACTGTCCCACAGTGTCTTGCTGCTAGACAGCCTACCAGGAGCAGTGACTACACCAAACTGCTTGTAGTCACTGCGCATCCGGCCATCCTCGTCCACCTTGGCATTGATGTATGTGCTAAACAGTTTGTGTTGTTCCTTGAAGCGGTTGAGTGTGATGAGTGCTTGGCGAGCCTTCTCTGGTGTGCGTGGTGAGTTGATGATGTATTGCCTGTTGCTGTCATCAGTGGACGTGGAACGTCCTACCAACCGCAACTTGCGGAACATCCAGTCACCCAGTTGCTGCCACGACAACGGATTGACCTTGTAGTCAGGATCCCCTACTGCCTCGGCTGCTTCCTTCTCAAACTGCAAACGCAACTGCTCCACCTCAGCCTCGAACTTGGCAGCAAGTTCAGCCTTCATCTGCAAGTCAATGCGATTGCCGAGCACAGTCATGCTGATCAGCACTGGCTGTAGCCGCATGACATGACCAGTGAAGAAGTCCCACAGGTTCTGCTGCTTCAACTCCTGCTCCATAGCCTCAGCAGCAGCCAACGTGATGCAGCAGTCACGCACATTGTATTCCCAGAACTGGTTGATGTCGCCTCCTTCCCGCCACGTGTCTTTGTCGTCCTTGTAGTAAGGGTGCGTGGTGTATTGTGCAGTCAAGAACGCTAGACTGTGCGGCCAGATAGGATAGAGTGTGTGGTGTGCCAGCATGGTGTCCATGTATAGCGGATCAACCTTGATGCGGTCCTTATACCACAACCACGCACAGTCGAACGCCCCGTTTTGCGCAATGAGGCGCACACGAGGGTGACGGAGCACACGCTGTATAGCCACACGCACACGCAACTCATCACGGTCACTATATGTATGCGTGTCTCGTGTGCGGAAGCTGATGCACATGCCTGTGTGCGGATCATTGGCGAACCCTACACATGCAGTCTCTCCACTCATGGTTTCAATGTCGAAGGCAACAGGCTTGCCTTCCTGTATCATCTTCTCACACCATGCAATGGCCTCACTTGGTGATGGGTTGATGAGTGGAGTGATCTCATGGTCACGCCACTTACCTTGCCGCACAAGGTCCAACTTGGCCACGTCAAGTGCAAGCACACGTTCCAGTGACGGCTTGTGGATGACGTGTGCTGCATTGTAGGTCATGCAGTAGTAGATGCCATCTACCAACTTGACTGTGCCTCGCCAAGCGTCAATGCCAGTAACACCAACCAACGCCTCCAACGCCTTGTTGCCCATCACTAGCACATACTTGAGGTTGGGCAGTTGCTTCAACTCCCAACGCACAAGGCCATGCCAGTGCTGCTCTTCGTTCTTGCTGATGCCTGACTTAGGGCCGGATAGCGAGACAAGTTGTCGCTTGACGACATTGGTTATGTAGCACTGATGCCGCCGGATGCCGATCTTGTCCAGCGTGCGCCACACAATCTGTCCTGACTTGCCAACAAGCGGCAACTTCATCTCACTTTCACGTTCACCGGGTGCCTCGGCTACGATGGCAAGTTCCGCCTCGCTAGTGCCGTCTGCTAGACAGTCATACTCTAGCCCTAGTTGCTGGCACTTCTCAACTAGTTGACGATTGATGTGTCCTACTGTCATGCGAACGAGTCCAACCAGAGACGTGCAAACCGTGCAGCGTTTGCTTCCAACTCGTGGCGTTCACCAAAGTTGTGCAGTTGCATGGTGACTACGTTTTCCAACTCAAAGTAACTGCGGCTGTCATTGGTGAAATCAGTGCCTGGGCGCACAATGTGTATGAGGAACAAGTTGTGCGGCTTGAACACACGCAGTATAGGTATGATCTCTGCCTTGAAGCCTGCATCTGGGCACACCCACACGTGGTGCGGTGAGCCATGCTGCAAGCAGTATTGCAGGAATAGACGACCAAAGATGTCTTGTCCTGCCTTGGGCTTGAGGAAGTCCTCGGACAGGGCAATCTGCCACTCACGATACGTCTTGTTGGTGTCAGCAACCTCAAGTGAGTCCTTGCGTTCCTCAAACTGGCGCTGCTGCTCAGCAGTCCAGCCGAAGATGCCTGCAACACCAGCCTTGAGTGGCTCAGACATGCGCCGCATCACCCGTATTGATGGATGCCGCATGGACAGAATAGCATTGCAAGCAGTGTCCTTGCCACTGCGGGGAGGACCATTGAGGAAGATGAACTTCATCGTGAAAACTCCATCGGTTCCTTGCGGGTCACAGACACAGACAATGCCTTGGTGTCAGTGATGAGTGTTACGGACTTACGTGCCCGTGTGATGGCAGTGTAGAAGTTGCGCCGATTGCACAGGCTGATGGCTGACTTGTTGAGCACATAGCACACGTGCTCACATTCACTGCCCTGCATCTTGTGCGTTGTCACTGCGTATGCAAGGTCCAAGTCCTTCTGTGGATAGCCTGTTCGCACGCGGCCTTCATACACTGTCTGCACGATCGGTGGGATACGGCATACGCGGTTGTCGAAGTCAACAACCACCTCGCCAAGTTCCTCGTCAATGTCAATAACGATGCCCACCTCACCATTCATCACGCCATACGAGCCGTCAGCACACTCCAAGTCATACCAGTTGTTGGTCATCATCACCTTGTCACCAACGCCAACAGACAGTCCTGCCTTGAATGGGATGCGCACATCACCAATGGTTGCAACGAAGTCCTTATACCTGCTCCACGGGTGGCGAGGCAGCGACAGCATTGGGCGTTGTTCTGGCCACAACAACATCTGCAACAGGATGTTCAACTTGGCTGTGCCTGTCCACCCATTGTTACCCGGCACGATGACTTGGTTGTGCAGTTTGCGGAAGTCATGACGCTGCGTTTCTGCTACCAGTGCATCAATAGGCTTGTCTGTGATGATGCGCTTGAAGTCAGCGTTGTCAACAGGTGCAACACCCTGCAGGATGCGCTTAGCATTGGCCAGCACACCACTGTCAGCGTCCTGTCGCATCACTGTGTCGAGCACGATGCCGTCACACTTGTCCAACAACTCCTTGAAGATGGAGGGCTTGCCTGTCTGCTTAGGCTCGATTGGTGGTAGTTGCTGGTTGTCACCGAACACCAACAGTCGGCTGCCAGCAGGCATGGCATCTACCAACTGACGATGCAACTCACGGTTCACCATTGCATACTCGTCAACGATAACCGTGTCGTGTTCCAGTGGGTTGTTCTTGTTGCGCTTGGGTAGTGTGATGTCAAGATACTTGCCAGTCTTGGGGTCAACCTCGTTTGGACGAGGGAACTCCAACAACTTGTGAATAGTCTTGGCAGGGCAACCCGTTGCCTCAGTCACACGACGTGCTGCCTTGCCAGTTGGTGCTGCGATGACAGGCGAGTAGCCTGCATCCACCAACTGCTCATACACTGTGCGGATGATAGTGGTCTTGCCCGTGCCTGCTGGACCAGTGACGGCGACGACTCGCCACTTGTGACTTGGGTCCAGCCCAAGGCAACGCCTAACTGCACGCTGCTGCTGCTCATTCAACTCCATTGCTCGCATCCTCCGACACATACTGTGCAGCAGCATCAGTAATCACTGTGCGCATGAACGTGGCTAATGGCACGCCTGCCTTCTCAGCAGCAGCCAGCAGTGTCTTGTAGTCATCCTCCGTCAGGCGGATGGTAGACTTATACCGCTTCGCTTCAATGCCTGCACCACGCAGTGATGGTGTGGTAGGCACACGCACTTCAACACGGGTTGGTTTGTTGCTCATTGTGTGTGCTCCTTGTGGTAGCAGGTTGGGCGGCAGGTGATCAGCCTGCCGCCCTGTTGTGCTGCCTTCGCTACTCAGGCCGCTGCGAGCACCCTACGGGCACTAGCACAACCCTGCATCAAGCAGCCGGGAGTTCCGGCGCGCCAGCAACGCGCGGGCGACGCTCCACGTCCACCGTGAGCGGGAGGATCGGCATCTGATCCCCCTGACGGAACGCGTCAATGACGACACGCCCGTTGCCAGTCAGGGTCCGGATGCTCTCCTTCACCTGCTTGATGAAGTCCGGGCTGGTCCCCGGCTGGAACACAATGTAGAGCGTCCGCTCGACCGGAGCGGCGCGCTTAGCAGCCGGGCGCTTGTCAGTAGGGTTCTTGGCCATACTTTCAGTCTCCTAGGGTTGTTGTGGTAGGAACCACGGCACACATATAGCGTGCCGTGGTAGTCTCCGCAAGAGGTTTTTTACGCCTCGCGGATCGGGTTGACACGGGGGCGCGGTTCGCCCTGGTAGTCCTCATGCGTGACCTGCACGATCACGTCCCGACCGATGAAGGCGGTCAGGTCGAGGCGACCAGGAATGATGCGCACCCCATGCATCTGGTGCAGTTGCTTCCACCGGTAACGGTTGCGCGGCACCGACATGTCCAGGCTGATGTAGGTGCGCAGCACCTCACCATCCGGGTTGCCGTCCGTGAAGTCCGGCGGAAACTGGTCGGGCGACACGAAGTAGTCAATAACGGCCATGTCCTTGCCGCTGTTCTTGGAGATGGCACGCTCAATCGCGCGCACCGTTGCACGATACTCACCCTCCGGCAGCGGCACCGGCGGCTTCGCATCGTTGAGGTCGAAGTCAAGTTCCATCACACTAGGAAGTTCACTCACAGTTGCACTCCTCACTATGGTTGGGTTGAGCGGGTGTTAGTCCACACATAGCGTCAACCCGTCACTCGTTGTGTGGACTGTTCGCCGAGAGTGTTAGCCCTCGGTGACTATAGGCTCGACGGGTCGGTCTATGACCTTCGCGCCAAGCGGCAACTTGTTGAAGCCATTGGCTTGCCATGCAGCATACCACTTTGCGATAGTGTCGCCAGTGTTGGTTGTCTGGTCATACTCCCACACAAGTGTCTGCTTGTCAGGCGGGACCAGGAACATGCGTGTGCGCATAGGCCGCTTCACACCATGGTTGCGTAGATAGATCAGGCGTTGCTTGCCTGTGTCCTCTACATACCACAGTTCGCTGATGCTCAGCCCAACGTTGTTGTTGAGTTGACCACCAAGGTTCATGGTGATCTCGACCACCATGCTCTTGCCGTTCACACTCTCCGCACGTGCATCCTTCTCATGGCAGATGAAGATGCAATGCTTCTTGTAGTCAGCACATGCACGCAGCACCAACTTCACGAAGTCCTGCACGATTGCCAAACGCACACCAAACCCTGTCTGCCCTGGGTCCTCAAGTGTTGCTTTGAATGAACCCTTGTTAGCCTTACCACTA